ACCTACTTCCTCAATGGTCTTGCCAATCATGTGTTCAAAGTAGTCTTGTGCGCCACCAAATAAGTTATGCACGGTCATAATTGACTCCAATGAGGTCACCAGAGTCAATCATTTCATGCGTTAGTTCGTCTTCCGCTAAGCAATTATCGCACGTTGATTCATTGCCTTGTTCGTTGATGATAAAAGCCTTACGGCAATGGTCACATAAACAAATGCGATTAATCATAGTTTGTTTCATTTTATTACCCAGCCATGTGCAGCAGCGTAAGCATATAAAAACATACCTAAAGCAACAGATGTAATGCCTCGCAATGTCCATTTGCCAACTGTAGCAAACTGTTTGTCTAGCCACTCTGAAATAGCTTCTTTAAATGCTGCTTTGTGTAGTTCTTTCTGTTCTTCAGGTGTCATAAACATTCCTAAGGTTTAGTTGGGTAAGTGACATCAAATGGGAAGCCTTCTTGCAGAGTTAAATCACGCAACTCTTGGCGATAAGTAGCCCATGCTGCTTTATCTACTGGACTATCCTCAACCTGTGTCCAATCACATTCAGCAATTAAACGATTTCGTTGTTCACGAACTGATTTGGCTTGTTCAGCGTCTTTAGCGGCAATACCGTCTGCATCTAAATCGCTAACAGAATACTTGGTATACCATTTGTCATCAACCTGTGCAACACCATCTCTAAATGCTATTTGGTAGCGTGTCGGCTGTGCTTGTGCGCCTTCTAATACTACATCCGCACCTAACTCATTTAAAACGGTTTCAGTAAGTAGCGGCAATGATGTGTTGGGGAATAATGCACGAAACTCGCTTTCATACATTACCTGTCCTGATTCTCTGATTCTAATTTCCATGATTTTTCCTTAATAATGCTAGTCTTTGTTTGTTTGCTTTTTTAGGCAACATTAACTTACCGTTTATTGCTTCCCATTCTGATTGAAACTTTTTTAAAGACCCCCATGAACTACCAAATTTCATTATGGCGGCATCACGAGTTTCATTATTTTCAACAGCCCAATCTAACGCTTTAAATAGATTTTGTCTTGCAGCCTCTATTTGTAATTGTCTAGCTTTTTCCCAGTTAGGCTCATGTCCATTTGCTTTGCGAGTAGCAACTGCTTTTGCTCTAACTTCAGAAGTTGCTGCTTTTGCACATCTATCAGCTATAGCTTCAGGTGTTTGCATCCAAGATTGATGTTTTGCCCATGCCGCACTTGTTTTTCTACTTTCTTTTTGCCTCAATTTTGCTTGTTCAGTAGTTTTGCGCCCAATTCTAGCTTCAGACCATTTGCGTTTAGTTTCCTCTGAATGTTTTTGACCAAGAAATCCACCAACAGAATTTTTATGGGCATTATATAAACGACCGCTATCAAAACATTGTTCTAAAATAAAACTTTCAAGTTCTTCTAAATTTTCAATAGATTCAGGCCATACTAATTTAAACTCAAAATCAGTTTCTTTTCTAGCAGACCAAGAATGTTGTAATCTTGGATTTTTATGAATGTTAGAACGCAAATCAGATATATGTCTGCGTTTTCTAGCATTAAAATCAATGGTACGCCCTATGTAGAGCATACCTGTGACTTTATTTTTTATTTCATATATTCCGCTATTCATTATGCAATGCTCAAAAAGATATACGAAGCCCCATTTACATTTAAGTTATTTGTCGTTTCCTGATTAACAATAAATCCGCTACTGTCAGGGTCAATACAGTCAGTTCCAGTAACTTCTGCTGCTGTTGTATTTAATGCAAGAGTTGGGTCATTGCCAGCCACAATGCCACGAGCAGAATCTATTACTTTCCAATCCCCTGTCGCGCTTGTACATTTTATCATAATGAACCTTGCCCCTGTCGTGAAGCCACAGTTGATAGTTTGACTTGAACCATTACCTGTGTATGAACCTACTTTAGAAACACCTGCACAAGTTGCAAATAAATAAACTACCTCTGTTTGATTTACAGCGTTTACTGCTGCGCTTGTGCCTATAGTAAATACGGTGCTTGTCGGACTTGTATTATTCCATATTTCGTTATTTGTTACAGGCGCAGCATTTGTATCCATTTGAAGGTATTTAGTATTCCCAACAGACGAATGATAAACAAACCAACCAAAAGTGCTTGATGACCTAGATTTTACAATCATCATTTCAGGCGCAACAGTTAGATTATGGTTTACTGTTCTATTTGCACCTGTCCCTGTATAACACACTACATCAAAAAAGCCTGGTGCGCGACCAAAAAAATATGTTGATGTTGGAAAACCATTCCAATAAGACCCGTATTTTGCAGCAGTATTTGTTCTTCCATAAATATAACTACCGCTAACATTTACTTCAGATGCGGTGCTATTGCTAGCCAAGGAATATGCTGAATCTGTTCCTGCGTTATTAGAAATTCCCCTTAAAGAATCTTGTACAGCCCAATTTTCACCACTATTTCTCCATTTTTGAAAAAACATATCAAATGTAAAACCTAATGTAGTAGTGGCATTGCTTGCAACAGTTTCATATTTAGGACTAAACACCTCTGTTCCTGTCGTAGGTGTTTTCATTGGTCTGCGGATAGCGATGTAGATGTATGTATCGCCAGTATTATTAAATACACCGCCTAATGCAGTAAATCCAGTTGAATTTACATTTGCATCACCATAGATTGCATTTTCTGCATTGGTGTTATTCGGAAATAATACAGCACCACTTGCTGTTGGCGCATACAATCCACGCATATTATCCATTAAAAACCAACTACCTATTCCATTGGATTTTTTTATCAACAACCATTGCGGCTCATAACCTAAAGTAATTGATTGTGTTCCACCATTACCTGTGTAAGACCCACAGCTAATCACATTATCTGTGCCAGTTGCGCCAAAGCCACCGGCATTGTGGGCGAATATATAGGCTACGTAGGTTCTACCAGAAACATTTACATCTTCCGTGGCATTCATTCTATCGCCAAAATATAAAGTTGTTGAACTTGGTGCTTTTATACTATTATCTAAATCTGCAACCGAAGAAGTTGTATTAAGAAATAGCAATGCGTTTCTTACTTTTGCTCCAGCTGCATTAGAACTATTTGGCAATCCTGTTGATGGAGAAACTGCACTTCTATGCCATACAACCCAATTATTTGATGTTCCTGTAGATTTAATTATTATTGTGCCTGGTGTTGAGCCTAAATTATGCGGAACTTCTCGTGTATCACTCCCATCCCCAGTATAAGTAACAATATCAAAGAATTTAGGTTGTTTGCGGAATGTCCAAGATGCGTAGGTTGTAGCGCTATTATTTATTATTGCACCAACTGAATTTAAGTTAAATCCTGAAGTTGTTGGAGTAAATGCACTAGCACCTAATCCAGTCCCATTTCCAGTAGTGTTGGAACTGTAATATACGGTGTTGCTAATTGGTGTATTTATTAAACAATGACTTTGTGTCCCATAAGTCCCTGCGCGAGCTTTTATCCATACTAATGCACCTTTGGTAGATACATCTATATTATTGGTAATAGTTTGTGCGCCATCGTTACCTGTATAAAGGTAAGTAGAGAATACATCCTCAATATAGGTAGCTGGACTACTAGCACCAGCCGCACCCATTACTATGTCATTAACTGCCATTATTTAATATCCTTAGCTAAAACTAACCCTGACCAAGTTGTGCCACCATCATAAGTAAAGAAACCCAATACATCCCTACCACTAGCAGTTAATGTAGGCGCAGTACCAGCCGCCCATTTCATTCCTGACCACCAAGTAATAGCAGCAGAACCGCCATTAGTTAAGTTAAGAATTAATGTTGATACAGAACCGCTTGATGCTGTATTGCTTACAGTAAATGTTGTTGCACCTGATAATGTATGAGTAAAGTAGTTTGCATTAGCAAGGTTAAAGTTATTTGAACTTGATGCTGTGTTAGTTTCTTTAAAACCAGTTAATGTTTTATTAGTTAAAGTCTGTGTGCCAGTTAAAGTTACATCACCTGTTGTTATATCGCCACTACCAAGAATAGATGTACTATTGATAGTTTTAATGTTAGTACCTGAAACTAACGTCGCTTGAACTGCAACATCGCCACTACCTAGCAAACTTGTGCTATTGATAGTCTTGATGTTTGTGCCTGACGTTAAAGTATCTTGTTTAGTTGCTGGAGTAATAGCAGCCCATGATGTTAAGTCTGCATCATAAGCCTGTACGCTAACACCAATATCAGCAGTCGTTAAAAATCCTGATGATGGAACGTATGTTACTACCCAAGCTGAACCTGTGTATGCTTTCATTACATTAGAAACTGTGTTCCAATATAAAGCACCAGTTAGTAAAGCATTACCATCATTATCTAATGTCGGGTCTGAAGACTTAGCACCTAGATAACGGTCATCAAATGAATCGTAAGAAGCAGCCGCAGCAGTCGCACTAGCAGTAGCACTTGAGGCAGATGTAGCAGCATTATTCTCGCTTACTAACGCAGCAGCAGCACTTGTAGCAGCACTTGTTGCACTACCTAATATGCCATCAACGTAAGTCTTTGTTGCTGCATCTTGGGCATTTGTTGGGTCACCTAATCCTGTTACTTTGTTGGTGGCCATTGCTATTGCACCAGACATTGTACCACCAGTATTGTTTAATTTGCCTGATAGCGATGTGTCAATTTCTGTTTTGGTGTATGCGTCTGTAATGCCAAATCCAGAGATTGTAGTAGGATTAGTACCTGCTGTAGCACGACCAAAGGCATCCACAGTAACTGATTTGTATGTGCCTGCTGTAACACCAGTAGTAGCCAAGTCAATCTCGTCTGCACCTACAACAATACGGCTTGATGATGCTGTGTTGACGTTTATTGTGTTGCCAGTTTTGCTTAAACCTGTACCTGCTGTGATTTGACCAGCACCGGAGAATTGCACCCAAGTTACTGCTGTAACACCTAGCGTGCCACCTGCTGCTGATGTACAAGTCCAACCGCTATCAGCGTTAGCTGTACCACCTTCTACAAATACAAAGGCAGATACTAACTCATCCCATGTGTTTGCGTCTGATGACCTATCCCATGTTGATGCGGCTGCTACATATATACCGTTTTCTGCTGGTGCAGTTTGGTCTTTAACTAGAACCCTGTCACCTGCAATAACAGATACGCCATCAATAGTTTGTGTGCCTGATAATGTAATATTTGCAGTAGTTGCTGCGACTGCTGATGCTTTAGCATCCAAACCTTGAACAGAATTGTCTACATAGTTTTTAGTTGCAGCGTCTTGTGCGCTTGTTGGGTCACCAAGGCCTGTAATCTTGCTTGTACCCATCGCAATAGCACCGGACATAGTGCCACCAGCAAGGTTAAGTTTTAATGCGTCATTGGTGTCTACATAACTTTTAGTCGCTGCGTCAGAAGGATTAACTGGAGTAGCTAGACCTGTAATAGTGCCTACCGTGCCAGATGACATATCTAACGTGCCATCAATCGTTACGTTATTGAATGTTGATGTGCCAGATACTGCTGTAACGTTACCCGTTACATTGCCAGTTAAGTTACCTGTAACATTACCAGTTACGTTGCCTGTGACTGCGCCTGTTACGTTACCTGTAAGGTTACCCGTTACATTACCTGTTAAGCCGCCTACAAAGCCTGTTGTGGCTGTGATAGTTGTGCCTCGTACAGTTTGTGCTGTGGTATTACCGATGACTGTGTTATTAACAACACCACCACCTACCGTAGCATTAGTACCTAAGTTAGCAGTAGATGTCATGGTGACAGCACCGTTAAATGTAGCTGCACCGTTATATGTGTGCGTTCCGGTTGTTGTAGTAGTGCCAGCAACAGTTAAGTTACCGCCTACAGTAAAGTCGCTGCCGTCTGAACCGTCTTGCTGATTCTTTAATTGTGACATTAACTCACGGAAGGAGTTATTCACGTTTGAAGGTAGCATCCCCTCGCCAATGTTTATACCGTCAATATCGGTATTATTGGCTGGGGTAGAACTAAACTCGCTTATCTTGGTTTTTGCCATAATTATTCCTCGTTATTATACTGTCCGCCTAATAGACCCATGTAAGGCACGTATGGATTTACTAGTTTGTTGTATTTTGGTTTGACATATCTTTGTTGAAATGGAGAAGATTCCATTAAATATCTGCTTCCAACACGAGCAGCAGGAAATGCGCTTGTTAAAGGAACTCCAGTTAAAGCATCAATACCAAGTCCAACTCCTGATGCAAAAACATCTGGCAATGTAAACGCAGTTGGTTCGTATGGTATAGGTTTATTTACACGAGGAAACTCTTTGGCAAATTTTCCTGCTAAAGCTAATTCACCTGTTACTGGTGCGCCTTTATCAATAGCTTTACCAATTTTACGATAATCAATTAAATTCTCACCTAATGTTGCTTTTTCTACTGTATATACTTTTGCTATATTACGTCTTGCTTCATTTAATGCTTTTAACAAATCTGGTTGATTAGCTGATTTAGCTAAAGATTCAAGTTGTTTTTCTAATTGGACAACAAGTTTCTCAGACGATTGTGCTTGTTTCCTCAATTCAGTAGGATTGTTTGCTGTTCCAGAATTATATGCTTTCCATGCTGCACGAGAATCATCTCTAGCCATTTTAAGTTCATCAACAATTTGTGCGCCATTTTTCATAACAGGCGTTGTTGATACTTTACCAGTAGCTAAAGATTTAGTTGATGTCGTTCCAATTTGACCTTCTGGTAGTTGTGATGCTAATCTGTATGGCTCTGCATAAGAATCTCTTAATGCAGAAAATGTATCATCATTTAATGGTGCAGATTCAGGTAATCCTAAATACTTACGTGTTAAATTATTAGCAGTATTTTGATTTTTAGATGAAGCAAGTTCTTCAGATTTAAATTTGCCAGATAATGTTTCAAGTGTTTTTGCAACTTTACCAGCACCAACATCACTAGGCAAAGCTATATATCCAGCTTTTTGTGCAGAATTTAATAGCTTATCTTTTGATACATTTTGTAATTGTTCTTTTGATAATCCAATAGATTTTGGAGCAACTAAAGCGCCACCAGCAAAACCACCACCTAATCCAGCAAGCATTTGTGCTACTTCACCCCCACCTGCTTCTCTAGTCAAGCCACTAGCACCGCCAGCACCAACAGACCCAGAAAGTTGTGTAAGAGCATTATCAGATAAAGATGTGGCAACATTACGGCCAATGTTACTTGTTGGAGTTAATCCACCTGCTAACCTCATCATTCCACCAGTACCAGACACAGCACGACTTACATCACCAACAACTCGTTCCGTTCCAGTTTCTGGTTGTGGTAAACCTAATACATCAGCAATAGAGCCGCCTAATGAAACAGGTTGTAATTGTCTATCTTTTGGCATAGCAAGATTAATTGCTCCACGAATAGGCGCTTGTGCTAAATCAACAATAGAACCAAGTCCTTCTAATCCATAACGACCAGTTAAACCTAACTGACGTTTAAATTCTTCACCAGTTGTTCTAGCTGGAGGCAATGATTTAATCTCATTAGCAAATACCTGCGCTGCCTCAGTATCTCCAGCCTCATGAGCAGCAACTAAAGCGTCTTCTAGTTGTTTCCTTGTGGCCATTAGTCTGTTACTCCATATTGGTTCAAGATATCTTTTTTGCTTCTAGTTGTTGCTGGTGTTTTTGTTGATGATTTTGCTGGTGTTTTTACGCCATCTAATTTAACACCAAACATAGACTCTAAATTGTCTAATGCTTGTAAGTTAGCTTGTATGTCTATTGTTGGGTCTGTAGCAGAACGTAAGTACATTTGTAACTCTGCATTTGAGTCCATTTGTTTAGCACTCATGCCAGTTGCATTTTTAATTGCTTGCAATAGTAATGGTCGTTGTTGTGCAATAGAGTTTCGTATTGATTGATTAGATGTACCAACAGCACCGCCAATAGTTTGACCTACGCCAGTTGTACCTAAATAAGCACCAATGTTTTCATAATATGGCTTATTAACATCAACAATGCCGCCAGATGCTTGTAATTGACGATACTTATCACGTAGCGAACCAACAACAGTATCTAATTGTTCTGCACCTTTAGATTTTTCATTTACTTTTGCATTTTGTTTTTCATTATACATATCTTGACGTAACGCCAAACCTTGTTGAGCAATACCTCGTAATGCTGCTTGGTTTTGACCTTGCATAGCAATAGCATCAGCACGTAATTGATTAGTTGCCTCTTGTGCAGCTTTCTTATCTGCGGCTGACTCAATACGGGCAACATACTTCTCATCCATGTTGGCCAATGTTTCCAGAGTTTTATTTATTTTCTCTGGGTCTGTCATCATGTTATTTTGGAATGATGTAGAGTATTGTTGAGCCAATTTTTTAACTGCTGGAGATTGTGCGCCAGATGACCACATTTCAAATGGATTTGGTTGGTTAGTTGCCTCTTGTACCATACCTGCTGCACGTAACTTAGGCACAAGTTCTGCTTGAGTAGTTAAAGCAGTCAATGGGTTATCAGACAATGCAGCCATTTTGCCTAATACTGAGGTATCAACAAATTGTCTTTCTGGTGCTATTTGTTCACGAGTAACTTGACCAGGTTGATATTGTGTTGCAAAGTTTGGTGCTTGTGCATCAGGTGCTGCTTGAACTGGCACATTCATGCCAGGTTGTTGTACTTCAGCATATTGAGCAGGTGTTGTCTTATAAAGAGTTTTAGCAAGTCCACGCATTTGAATATCACGGTCACGGGCTTGTTTTGCTGCTGCAAGTTTTTGCGCTGTCATTATATTTTCAACACCGCCTTGTACGCCTTGTTGATAGCCTTGCATACCTGCCATACCAGACTTGCCTAATATTTCGCCAATGCCTACTGGAGTTTGTGAGTAACCGCCTTGTGCTAATGCAGATAGGCCAAACTGCAACATAGCATTACGCTGTGCATTTGCTTTAAGTTTTTGTAATTGGTCATCATCAAGCAAGCCTGATAGATAGTCTGGAGTATTGCCACCGCTAAAGAAATCTGAAATTGCCATACTTAACTCCTAACCTAAAAGACCAGCAATAGTACCGGCAGCACCGATAAGATTAGCATAAGGATTTTTATATACTTGTGAAGTAGTTTGTGACCCTTGTGGCGCACCAGTAACGTAACCCATGTATGTATTTAATGCGTTTTGTGGTGCATTTTGTGTTGCGTTCCAGCGATTTAACGCATCTTGTA